CCGTCGTTCAGTGCAGCTTCGGCCCTTGATCTTAATGTCTTGGGCGCGCAGTTGCTTACTGATGCCGACGTGGTGGCTTTCTGGGCTACTGGGTCCTTGACCTAAGGGCCTCGGAGCTACCTCTCTAAAACCATAGGAGGCAGTTGATGGCGGTAAACCGCACAAAGACAGAGAAATTCTCTGTCGATCGGATGATGCTGAACACAGTCTCATCCCTCATAAGGGACTTCCAACGGAATCTTGACGACCCTGGGTTTTGCAGTAATGCCCTGGTTGAAATTAACCATGGCACTATACCCAGTCTACGTGAGATTCTTCCTACCCCGACAGACGAGATGGATGCTGAAAGATTCAAGTCAGCTTACCAAATCCAGTCGGTAATTAAGAGGTACAGGTTCCGTGAGGATACCTATAGCGACGATGAGTTGGTAAATAAGGCCATTGATGGCTTTAAGTCAACTCAGACTCGCCTAGCCGGAATAGATCTTAGCAGTCTTGATGTGCGTTGTCAGACTGTCATGAATCTAGCGGCTAGGTACATTTCCAAGGTTCTTGGAAAGTACGACGATGAAGAACATCGTCACCTCTGTAGGTTTGGAAGACGGGCGTCGGTAGGCATTCCCGCTCGTTTAGCCTCTGAGGCTGAACGGTGGGAATTGCCTATTTCCGGCTCTCATGAACAAATCGCATGGTTTGACTCAGAAATGAGTCAAGTTGACTCAGTCCAAGAATATTGGCTGCGTCAACTGACAAGTGATCCTTTGAGATCCGTCTACCATGAGGTGAGTTCCCTTAAGCTGACGCTAGTCCCCAAAACGTTTAAGTCCTTCCGATCGATCATGCCCAACACGACTATAGGCTCTTATATGAGCTACGGTCTTGGAGAGATGATCCGGAAACGGCTTAAAAGGAAAGGCTATGATATCTCGTCTCTCCAACAGAGACACAGATTTCTAGCTTGTCGCGCTTCGCTACATGATACTCATGTAACAGCCGACTTGTCAAGTGCCTCGGACTGCATCACCCGAGACCTTGTTCAGCGATTGTTTCCCTCTGACTGGTTCAAAATTCTGGACCAGTCGAGGATTTCAACCGTTGAATTACCAGATTCTTCTTATGTAGAAAGTTTAACTTTCTGCACAATGGGAATCGGGTATACCTTTCCTTTGCAAACGTTGGTTTTCCTGTCCTTACTGAAAGCTATCCAAGCGACCATGTTTGACCGCTTTGATAGACGAACGATCTCAGTGTATGGTGACGACATGATTTACGCGTCACGCATGCACTCCGAGGTTGTTCATTATTTCGGTAAGATCGGCTTTGTGATTAATCTTGATAAGACCTTTCACAAAGGCGGTTTCAGGGAATCCTGCGGTGGTGATTACTACCGTGGGGTGGACGTTCGCCCGTTTCAACCACAGAACGGGTCGGCATCCGTAGGTGCAAAAGCCTACGAGGCCATACTCTACAAGTTCGTCAACGGGTTGTTGATGCGCTGGTCCGAGTATGAGA